CAGCACTTTTCCGGGACACGGTTCATAAAGGTTCAGGCGTGTAAAAACTGCAATTCGCTTCTGAGCAATCTAGACAAGCCCATGCCAGAGCGAATTGAATTCCTTCGGCTCAAGCTCGGTGAGATTTACCGGGCATGTGGCACCCCCACATCGGAACCAGAGCGAGACAAGAAAGCCAAACTTCTACGGCGCTTAATTGCCATCGGAGAATCCGCATGAGTAGCTACGAAAAACCGAAAGCCAACGAATGGGTTCAGCCCATCAACAAGGGCTACAAGATGGCTTGCTGCGATTGTGGTTTGGTCCACGACTTAGACTTCCGCGTCTACCGGGGCCGCGCCCAGTTCAGGGTTCGCCGCAACAATCGCTCCACCGCCATGATTCGGCGTCACATGGGATGGGTGAAGCGGGAAGACGGAACGTGGGAGGCCGCATGATCCCCCTGCACTCATTCAACACGCCAGACGAAGCCTACCGCTGGGCTCAGAAGATCAAAGGCAAGTTCATCATCACAGGCCAGCAGCCGGGGTTTACCGCGTGGTATCTGCTCATCGATCTTGGCCCGTCCTGCATCACGCTTTGCGCCATGCCGAAGCGGAGGGCCGCGTGATCTGCCGAGCCTGGGAATGCTACAGCGATGCCATGCCAAACGGCCCGTTTTGCGGCTTTCACGATGAGGCCAACGAATCGCGCCCCGTCAAACTCAAGCCCGGATTCCGCCCCGGCAAGATCCCACCCGAACAGATCGCCAAGAGGGTGGAGACACGCAAGCGGAACCGGGCCGAGCTGCTGGCGAAGATCCACGGGGAGGTGGCATGATCCTGACCCAGCAAAAGCTCATCAAGGCGCTGGGAGAATTGCCTGATCCCATCCACGTCTGCCCCGCCACCGTCCACGGCTGGGTCCGCGCCGGGTGCCCCACGGTCCCCGGATGGAAGAAGCCCCGGTTTATCCTCGCCCGCGTCCTGGCATGGATGGCCGCCGCTGATGCCGTGGACCCCCTGACCTTGGACGTGCGGGATAGACTACTCAAGCGGCAATTCGGGAGGACCGGCTAGTGGCGAGGTGGCTTCACAAGCGCGGGTCAATCTGGCATTACCGATTCAAGGTCGGGGGCAGGGAATACACCGGCTCCACCGAATGCCTGGACCTCGCCACAGCCAAGGTGGTGCTGGAGCAGGTCAGGCGTGAGTGTGTGCTGGGCGGCCACGGCATCAAGAAGGCCCCCAGCCTCCACGGTGTAGCTGAGGCGTGGATAGGCTCAAAAGGCAGGGGGGTGAGCGCGTCCCATCTCCGGTCTGCCCGCCAGTCCCTTGAGGCCCTGGCCCCCCTCCAGCGCCTGCCCCTGACCCACATCACTCAGGCCAGGGTGGATGACTGGACCGCCACCCACCTTCAGGACCATTCTGCCGCCAGCACCAATCTGGTCCTCCGCTACCTCAAGTTGTGGCTCCGATGGGCGATGGCGGAACGGCTGATCAAGGAGCTGCCCTGCGTCATCAAGCAAATGAAGGTGCAGCAGCGTGAGCGCCCCGTGGCCCGCCTACCCCACGACTTCATCGCAAAGGTCAAGGGGGAGGGCAAGCACGCGTTCAGAAACCCTCAGATCCCCGCCGCCGTGACCTTCGCCATGATGTTGGGGCTGCGGGAATCCGAGGTGCTGAACGCCCGTTGGGAATACCTGAAAACCGATGTCTACACCGTCCAGGGCAATACGAAATCCAAGAAGATCCGCGCCATCCCTGTGCCTGAAGAGGTCCGGGTAGCCCTATTGCACTACCTCGCCGCAAAAGAACACGGCCCGGCGCAGCTCCCACGGCTGGGCCTGATCTTCCCCGGCACCCGTGGCAAGAAGCACAAACAGGGCTGGCTCAGGCAGGCCCTCAAGCGGGGCGGCATCGAAGGCATGGGGATGCACCGGCTGCGGGCCACCTTCGCTACCCTCCATCTGTCAGGCGGATCGGACCCCAAGGAGGTCCAGGAGATGATGGGCCACGCGGACCTTAGAACCACGATGATCTATCGGGAAACCAGCCTGGAAGAAAAGGCCGAGAAGCAAGCGCGAGTCTGGAGGAAAGCGTAACAAATCTCTCACACGTCCATGCGCCATCATTCGCAAACCCGCGTAGATAGTGAGTCCCGGCACGCATGGTCCAGTGATTCGTAATCAGCAGGTCGCAGGTTCGAATCCTGTAGTTGGCTCCAGAAGAAACCCCCGTCACCGCTTGGTTCCGGGGGTTTTTCGTTGTGCGATGCTATGGTCTGTTTTGCTGGTTTTTGCCTGCTTTTTGCCCGTATTCGACCGATTAGGTGTTACAAATCCCGCACAACCGCCTCCGCCAGCCCCTGCGGTGTCCAGCCGGCGGCCTCATGGTCCAGGCCCAGGAGCATGGCGTCACCAATAGGGCTGATACCTGGCGGTTCCTGCAACGTAGATCCGGGTCCACCCCAGGGGGTTCCCGGCATTGGCTCCAGTGGGACCAACAGACCCAAGCGTGGTGGCTACGGCGCCATTGGCTACCGTCTGGGGGGATGTGGGCATAGGGAAGGCCCCCGAGTCCAGAAAGATCAACGCTTCCTGGCGAGTTGCGAACTCCAACATGCAGTATCCGCCAATCCTGAGGGTGGCGTTGGCTGATCCGATGAAGTTGAGTTGGCGGGCGATAGGGCTTACTTCCTTGGCGATGGTGGCCATTGTCACCCACAGACCGCCCAGCACAGACGGCATGACGGCGCCAAAAGGGACTCCACCGCCCCACACTACGGTAGGCATGGTCCCACTGACCAATTTATAAGTGACCAAGAATACATACCATTTCCCCGCCGTAGTAGTGATGTAGGCGCCGGGCGTGTCATCGTAGTTGTTGGTAGCCGCCGTGATCGTTAGCTCAATGCACGGTCGGAATAGGACCCCATCCGTAGCCACCAAAGTTTGGGTGATGGGGGCCATGGCCCCACCAATGAGGGCCGTGCATGGTTGAACCGCAATCGCAGTCGCATTGTGCCCACCAGCAGACAGCCACGACCGATGGGGCACGCGGGCCGCGCTGTTGGCCCCAACCTCAGCCCGGATGAATGACCGTGTATAGGTTGGGTTAACGGCTCCGTTGGTTTGGGTGTCGGAAAGCAGGAAAGAACTGTCGGCGTCCAAGACTGGAGCAGCCGCACCTACCGCCCCACTACCAGCAGTCATGAAGTCGGCGTTGAACTTCCCACCCAACACGACTGAATTCGTGAGCGTCATGGGGCCCACTGGTGAGCCGTTGAAGTTCACAAGATTGGCGTTGGTGAAATAGGCGTATTTGGGGGGTGTGTAAGCTACCGCGTCGATGGTCACAGAGGCTGCGGTGTAGTTAGCTTCCTGCCAAGTGTCTGTGATGTTGAATCCGACATCACCAGTGTTATTGAAGTTCTTCACGAACCAGATGAAGCCGGGATTGTTCTCAAAGATCGACCCAGTGGAAATAACCTGCCCTGTACCTTGGACCGATGAGTCGATATAAACGCTGGCGAGGTTCGCATACTCCAGATGGCACTTGTCGAAGAACAGGCAACCGCAGTGCATGATGGGGGATGCGTTGGAAGTAGACCAAACATGATAGTTCGCGACACTGAACTCGCAGTTAGTGAACACGACATAAATGTTCCCGTATGGTCTAGATACGCACTTGTCGAAGTAGAAGAAGGAGCAATGGTCGAAGTGCAGTTTCCCGGTGTTTTCATCGTTGGTTGTGTAGGATGCGTGTCCACACCTCACACCCGTGTCCACCACGCCAGTTGCCGCGCCATTGAATTGAATGTCCTGGATCTTGGTCAACTGCATAATCCCGATGCCGGGATAGTAGGTCTGCTGGATGATGCAACCAGGGGTCGCGAATGGCTTGAAAATAGTCGCCGTCTGTCCCGCGCCCTTCAGGTGGACGAACTTATCGAGGGTAATATTCATCTTGAAGGTGCCAGCCGGGAACTCAATGGTGGAACCAGACGGAACCCCAAGGATGGCCGCATGGATCGCGGCGGTGCAGTCGCTGGTCCCATCTGTTGGACAACCAAAATCAGACACCGCATTGAATGCTCGATTTTCGTTGACCATGTGTTGCGTTGTGGGGACTGCACCCGTAGCGGTGCGCTTCACTCCTACCAGCTCGTCGCCCTTGCCGGAGGCGGTAGAGGCGAGGTCGGCCAGGGTCAGGGCCTTGGCGTCTTCCAGCGTCCCGGCGCTATCCCCCAGGAGGTTCCCCAGGCTCACCCCGTCCGCGTTCCAGCCAAGGGCGGCGCCGGCCACGGGATCGGGCAGCGCCATATCCACGCCGGTCAACCCCTCGCGGATCATGGGGACGCGATCCAACTGCCCCTGCTGCTGCTGGTCGATCTTCGTCAGACGGTCAAACACATCCTCATGGACCGAGGCGTAGTAGGCCGACTGGTTCCGGATGGAGGTCGGCTGGGTGATGGCCAGGCCCAGCCCGATCTTGAGTTTGTAGCCCGTGGCCAGGTTCCCGGCGGTCAGGGTGATGGACCCGCCCGTGGCAGTCCCGGCCCCGGTCACGGTGTAGTCGGTGTTGAGAACCAAGACGGTTTCGACTGCGTTGGTATCCGTCTGGACCACCCGCAAATCCGCGTCATCGAAAATCTTGAACGAGAAGGAGTAGGTGGGGGTGGTGTTGTTCCCCGTGTAGAGAGCAGGGGTGTACGCAGTCGTGGTCATGCTGGGGCTCCGTGGGGCCGGGGAAACCGGCAAAGGAGGGGTTGTTAGGAAAGGGCTCCGATGGCTTGCAGCTTGGTTTCGAGTTCATTCACGCGAGTGCGCAGGTTGTTTGCGAGGGTCACGAGGCTATTGATGAGGGTCTGTTCCGTGGCCGTGTAGGCACCGCCAGCCGTTCCCGCCACGGCACCCCCAGCACCAGTCAGAGCCGCAGGACGAACCACGGGCGTGGCACCCCACAGCCCCAACTTTTGAGCCGGATCCGTCCCGACCATCGAACCCGTGGCGGTCCCAAGCACGATGCCGGTTCCATCCAGCCAAGTGGTTCCCAGCGCGGAGGACACGGGGGAAGTGTAGCCGCCCGGGAAATCCCCGATGTAGGCGCCCGCGAAGGTCTGTTCGTAGGTTTCATCCCGAATGAACATCAGTGCCCCTTCTTCTTGGGCGGCGCACCCAGCACCGGACTGGTGATCTTCCGGATCTTCGACTTGGGCTCAGGCTTCTTGCCCTCGTCCACGGCCTTGAGGTAGCGCAGGGTGGTCATGGCCTGGCCCGTGCCAGGAAGCCCCGCGAATCCGCCGATCAGGTCCACCAGATCCAGCGCCAGGCTTTCTTCGTCAATGTCCTTGTCGCCTGCATACTTGGCGGCGAACCGGGGGATCTTGGCGATCTGGCTGGCAATCGGGCTGAAGGAGTAGGCGAATCCGCTTTCCAGGGAACCGGCGACATCCCGCACCAGAGGGATGGAGGACGGAAGCCCGAAGAAGGCCTTGCGGAGCGCCCAAGCCGCCTTGTCCTCATCGTCTTCCGGCATCTTGCCCTTCACGGCATCCGCGATCACCGGGAGGATCATGCCCGCCATCAGGAAGGCGAAGGCGCTGGCGGCGACCTTCTCCCCGTTGGCCACGTTGTGGACTGACCGCGACATCATGCCGTAGACCGACACCGCGTCACCCATGTAGGTCGTCATCAGTTTGGAGGCCATGTCGGGGCTGCGCTGGAGCTTGGTCAGATCCTTCGCCGCGCCGGTCATCAGTTTCAGCCGCACCACGCGATCCGCCATATGGATGGCTTCGGCCTTGGGCGAACCCTCGGCAATCGCCTGATCGTAGGCCCCGAGCCAGACCACCGTGGAGGTCAGGGCATCGGCCACTGCCAGGCCCTTCATCCCCGCCCGCTGCATCTCGGCATAGAACCCTTCCTTGCCAAGGTTCCGCTTCCACATCGAGCGCAAGTCACGGTCCAGGTTTTCAGCCCGGCCCGCCATCTCCCCACTCATGGCGCGGATATCCCGGATGGTTTTCAGGTCCAACCTCGCCACATCGGCGGAGAGTTTGGCCGCAGCGCCCAGAAGGTGCTGAGGCTTAACCGCGTGTTCCCCGATCATGGCTCGCATGGGATCGACCACCTGAACCAGGACCGAGGACGCCCGGAACGCCAGGGAGGCCACCACGAGGTTGGACCGAGCCTTGCCCAGCCACGACATCAGTTCCGTGTTGGCCCCAGCCGGATCGTTCACCGTGCCCTGAAGCCAGGGCATCATCATGGCCTCGTATTCGGGACCGAGGGTTTCCTGCACCGACTGGCGGACCTCCTGATTGTTCAGCAGCTTCGCCACGGACATGGCCGCTTCACGGTGGGAAATGTCCTTGACCACGCGGGGGACATGCTTGGATAGCGTCTGTTCAAAGTCCAACAGCATCGGCGCGGCGAAGTTCTCGACACGCTCCTTGGTGTGCCCCTTGAAGGTGACAGGCCCCTTGAACAACCCTTCCGGCGACATGATGTCCGCTTCGGATTGCATGGCACCCTGCCCGGACCGCTTGGGATCGTAGGCCACAGGGTAATACCCGCCCTGCATCTCCAGGGTGGAACCGTCCGCAAAGGTCACGGTGAACGGGGTCCGCTCGATCTTCGCCGGTTCCAGGCCCGTCATCCGCTTTTCCAGGGCCGCGATCTCGGGCCACAGGGATTCCAGCGCATCCCAGGTTTTCTGGACGAACACCCACTCCTCGCGGGTGAGTTTGTCCAGTGCCTTGCCGAAGTTCTCCATGCCCTCAAACGAGGACAGGCCCATGCCGTTGAGCAGCTTGGTCTGGTTGGAATCGTTGCCCGTGTTCAAGGCCATCGACACCAGCCACTTGCGGTTGACGGTTCCGATGCCATCCAGCGTGACCTCATCCGACAGGGCGTGCCGCATCGTCTTCGGCATCTGCTCCATCGCCTCATTCAGCAGCAGGGTCATCTTGCGGTTCAACTCGAACTCGCGGTATTGCGCCAGGGCCATCGGCTCGAAGATGTAGCGCCGCCACGGGCCGTTGATGTCCCCCTTGTCCAGCCGGTCCACGACTTCCTCAAACTTCAGGAGGTCCACGTTCCACTTCTTGGCGTAGGAGATGGCCTTTTCGGTGTAGCTCCGGGTTTCCTCGTCCAGCGGCAGCGCCTTGGCCTTGAAGTTCCCGTAGGCCTGGGAGGTCAGGTCATGGACTGCCACTTCAAAATCAACCTGCTTATCCCCGGCCAGCACCATACGGGACCGCCTCGCCACGGTTTCAATGTTCACCAGGGCATCATGCAGGGCGCGAAGCTCCACCACAGGAACCTCACGCCAGTTCTTGACCCGGCTTTCATCGAACAGCAGGGGGTCGATGATGATCCCCTCGGCTTCCTTCGCCATCGCCCATGCCTGGATGTTCTGCTCGATGGCGACATTGGATGCCTTGGCGAAGTCATACCGCCCCGCCAGATGCAGCCACTGGTTCAGGTAATCCCCGCCCGCCTTACCCAGCCGCCCCAGGAACTTCTTATCCGTGGCGTTCCGGGCGTATTCGGCAATCTTGGTGGATTCCTCACGGGCCTTGGACGCCTCCAGGAAGAGGAAGTGGTTCAGGATCTCCCGGCGCTTGGCCTCGGAAGCAGCATCGAAATCCAGGGCCGCGTAAGCCTTGGCCGCATCCTTGGACGCCTTCACCCGCGCCTGAAGGTAGCGATGCGGCTGGAGGTCACGAATGGCAGTCCGCTCCACGATCTCCCGCGCCGTATCCCGGAAGGACTGGATCGGCGGCATGGATGACTGAGCCTCCCGCGCCTGGGCCTTGACCTGCTTCGTCGCGGCATCCACCGCAGGCTTGGCCTGGCGCTTCATCCGCTCCAGCACCCGCAGTTCCGCCATCCTGAAATCGGCATAGTGCCCGTTGTGGACCGCCTCAATGGCCTCGTCGGCAATCGAACCGTCTGCCATCAGGTCGCCGTGTTCCGCCTTCATCCGGGCTTCCGTGATCTCCTTGACCCGTTCCCGGAAGGGCTTCAGTTCCCGCAGGGTGGTCAGCAACTCGTCACCGCTACGGAACCCCAGCATCTCCGCCGCCGACTGGAGGTCCATGCCGCCCTCAAGGCCATACACCCGGCTCTTGGACCGGGGAAGGGCATTGAGTTCCGCCTGGGTCAGACCGGCATCCAGCAGGGCCTGCTTGCTCAGCTTGATTCCATCCTCGCCCTGGGTCAGGGTCCGCAGGGCCACGTAGCCCGGCGCAGTTTCCAGTTCCGCCGCCACCTCTTCGGCCACCTTGGCGGCTTCCTCCTTCCAGTTCGCCTCACGCTCTCGCATGAGTTCCCGCATCAGCTTCGCTTCCACGGCCTCACGGGCGGACATCGTCGCCTTGCCAGCCATCTTGGAATAGGCCTCGTATTCGGCCTTGGTCGCGCTCATGTCCTCAGCGCTGGCAAACATCGGGCGCAGCTCCAGGGCCTTCTCAGCACCGGACACCGCATCCTCGCCCGCGATCATCCGGTCGAACACGCCCCGGATCTCATCGTTCAGCTTCACGTTCAGGGCGCTCAGGCTCCGGTAGACGTGGAGCATCCAGTATTTGACCCGCTGGAAGGCAGACCGCAGTTCCGGCGTGGGGGCCTTGCCCTCCATCGTGTAGGCTTCCATCGCCGTGGCGAACTTCTCATGGTGGTCCCGCGTCAGGTCAGACCGCGACTCCACCCCCAGGAACCCCAGGATCTTGGCGTATTCCTTGGCCCCGTCACTGTCCGGGTTCTCCTGCGCCAGATCCCCGGAAACCTCCAGATACATGTGCCCGGTTTCGTGGATGAACGTGGTGAGGTCCGCGCCTTCCAGCAGGGCAATGGACACCTTGCGGTCCGGGCTGAACTGGATGAACCCGCGCTTGGATTCCAGGATGTCCCCAGCCTGAAGCGCCTTGACCGCCTCATCGAAAGCCGCGAATTCCGCCTCATTGGTGAGGTGTTCCCCGGCCATGTTCTTGTCCATCGCGGCGCGGGTGGTCCGGGCCAGCTTCCGCATCCGGGCAGACATGCGGGCAGCGCGGGAACCGTCGCCGGGCTGGTAGTAGGTTTCCAGCGTCTTGACCGAGTTGGCATCGAAGATGACGTAGTTATAGGAACCCTCACCAGCGCCACGGCTGGAGCCATCAAGATACTTGATGCCAGGAATGCCGATCTCGTTCAGGAACTCACTGGCGGCCTTATCCCCACCCAATTGCTCGGAAAGCCCCTGATACATCTTCGCCCCGCTGACATCAAACTCGTCAGTGAGCATGTCCACCGCTTCGTCTACATCTTCGACAATGCCTTTTTCAACCGAATGATCCGCAATCTTTTTGACGACATCATACGGGACAGGCTTGTCCCACAACAGATATTCGCCATCTTCGGGGATGTCTACCTTGTAGAGTTGGCCCTTGCTCTCTTGGCGGTAGGCCTCAATAGTTTTTGCCAAGGCGTCTTGGTCAAGGCTGCGGCTGTAGGCGTTCGCATAGCCAACCCTGCGGGCGATTTGAACGGGCGTGTCAGATTCTGATGCTGCGTTAGTTTGGCGGACAATCTCACCCCGGACGCCAGCCGACAGATGCAGCCCATAGGCCTCCCCGATGCCTTTTAGATCAGCCCTCATATTGCCAAGCGTTCCGCGATAAAACTCCGCAACCTCTTTGCTACCCGCGAAGTAGAGCCCCCACCCATAAGCCTGCGCACCCTCACCCTTGCCGATGTGATCCAGCGTGAACTTGTCGAAGCGGTAGGGGCTTCCGTGGTAGGCAGGTTGGAACATGATGTTCGGGTCATTCGGGTCAAACGCCCCCGTGTTGCTCATGGCGGATTTGATCTGGGTCGGGTCGAATACCGCGATGTTCCGGTAGGGCTTGCCGTTGATCTCTTCGATCAGATAGTAGGAGTCGTACCCGTTGGCCTTGAGGAAGTCCTGGAACTCGGGATTCTCCATCACCGTCCAGTCACCCTGGGACACGGCATGGACAGCCTTGCCACCCGCAGCCTTGTAGGCCTCCACATCGGCGGGGTTCTGGTAGTCGAAAGGCTTCTCCGCCTTCAGGTAGACCGGGATCACCCGGCTATCGTTCCCCTCGCTGGAGTAGGCAGAGGCAAAGGCGGGTTCCTCCGCGAAGAAGATCCCCCGGTCAGAGGCCTGGAACCCCTCGAACTCGTTCAGCGTGCCGTGGTAGAACACCTTGGGCTGGCCCGCCTCGTCCACCGCCCGGGAGCCACCAAACCACGCCTTGAACTCCGGGGTCTGAACCTTCGGCGCGGCCTGCTTCACCTCTTCGGCAATGGCCCCCTGCCAGAACAGCGGGTCCATGTCCGGGTTCTCAGCCAGATAGGCTTCCATGTCGGATTGCCGGGTCAGGTCCACGGTTCGACCGTCCGACAAGACCGCTTCCACGGGAGACACGCCAGGATCGGCCCGCATGATCCGCAGCCCATACCGTTCGTTCAGGGCAATGGGATCCTGCCCGTAATCCTTCGCCAGATTCTCCATCACCCGGGCATGGCGGTCCGCATAGACTTCCGCCACACGCGGGGCCATCCCGGCATCCACCAACTGCCGGTAGGTGCCCTCCATGATGGTCTGACGCGGGCCAGCCTCCACGGGCGCGGCATCCTTCTCCAGGTCCACCTTGGCACTCTGTTCCTCGTAATCCTCCACCTCACGGGCGGAAAGTTCACCCTGGGCCACGCGCAGATCATCCGCCAGGGCGTTGACCTGTTCCGGCTTCAGCCTGGACACCAGATCGGCCACCGACACCACGGCATCGGTCCCCGCCACCACGGCCTCAGCGTAGTTCCGAGAGCCCACCATCTCGGCGCCGGCCACTGGATCGATCCCGTTTTCCTGGAAGAAGGTCGTGAGCCGGTCCGCGTCAATGAACGCTTCCCCGCCGATCCCCTTCATGAACCCGGCGAAGGCCTCAGCATCCCGGGCCTTGAGCTTGGACTGGGCCGCGAGGTCTGAAATCTCCCGGATGTTGTCACGGAAGGCGATGGAGGCAATGGGGCCACCCACCAGCGCACCGCCGATGCCCGCCGTGAGGATCCGCCCGCCCGCGCCCTGGAAGGCGTTGGGGTCATAGGTCCGCTGGCCCAGAACCGACACGCCCTCCTGCGCCATCTCTTCGGTGCCTTCCTTGGCCGCGCCCAGCAGGCCCCGCTGAGCCGCCCCGGCCACGCCCTTCTTGGCCGCCGTGGACTTTGCCAGGCGCTCGAACAGCAGGGCGTCCAGGCCCCCGGATCGCCCCGGGATGCCCTGGGAAATCATGGTCTGAGCCGTGGCAGAAGCCGTAGAGGTCAGAAGCCCCCGGGCCATCGGGACATCCTTCTTCCGGGCGGATTCGTATTCCTCGCCTACGGTCTGCGCGAACTCGATGGGCCTGGACACCGCCGCAGCGTTGACCGAGGCCACCGCATCCGTGGCACCGGCCAGCTTGGCAGCCTGGAAGGCCTTGACCGCCGCGCCCCACTGGACCGCAAGCTGAGGGGCATTCTCGGCAATCAGATCCCAGTAGGCCCCGATCTCCTTCCAGTTGTAGGTAGATGAACCGTCCGGGAGTTGGACGAACAGGGGCGCTCGGGACTTCGTACCCGACTCGAACACCTGAGCCATCGGGTCATGGATGTTCCGCGTGAAGGCAGCCCCAAGCCCATCCATCTCCGAAGGCTTCACGGAGGTGATGTTCCGCAGGGCGGTATCCAGACTTGTGGGGCCGGTCAGGACGTTGATCAGCTGGCCCAGGGAGTAAGAGGCCAGATCAGCGGACTGGACCGCCGCGTTCAGGAACGATGACACCTGACCAATCGTCCCCTTGTTTACCCGAGCCGCCGCGCTGGTGATCTCAGACCGCCCGCCCGCCATCCGGTTCCTCACCGTGGCCGCGTTACGGGCCATGATGACGGCCCTCTCACTGGCAGACTCCAGACCGCTCAGAACCTCCAGGTCATCGTGGGCGATGGCTGCGTTGTCCATCTTGGACACCAGCCAGTCCGCCGTTTTGGGGCTGACGTTCACGAAAGCCGCGTGGTCGATCTTGGGTTCAAACGCCTTGGGATCCCGCAGGATCGCCGTAGGGGCCACGCCAGTTTCAGCAGACCGCTTGATGGCCTTGGCGTATTCGTCCGGGTTGAACTGGGCGCCCGTGTTGATGGCCCCCCTCAACTTGTCCGGGCGGTCATCCGGCTTCAGGCTGGCAGCAAGGTCCAGAAGGGGATCGCTCATTTAGCCCGCCTTGCCCGGATCGCATCGATCATCGTTTGGACATTGGCGGGGTTGATGGGGGATTCGGCCTGAACCAGATAGCTCACGGCCAGCGTCTTTTCCTCATCCGTCGCCTTCAATTCCATGAAGTCCTTGACCTCAAACAGCGGCTTCTCGGTGGTCCCATCGCCCATGCCGAGCCACCATCCGGGCTGATTCACCTTCACGTCCACGAGGTGCTGACGTAGGATTTCCTCTTTGCGCTCAGGCCCCAGGGGTTTCCCCACCGCATCCTGCTCAGTCCGAACCGCGTCCAGAACCTTGTCCCGCAGGAGGCCCAGCCGGGCGCTGTCTTCCTGGCTCATGGAGCCCTTGGTTCTGATGCCGTATTCCGCCGCGATGTCTTTGAACGGAATGTCATTCAGGCTGTTGGCCTTGAGGGCTTCCAGGTTGCCCGCCGCCTTCCGCTTCATCTCCATCAGCTTCATGGAGTAATCCGCGCCCAGCGTCCCGGTAAAGGACGCGATCTGCCCGTCAGTCAGGCCCATCAGCGTTTTGGGATCGTCCAGGATTCGCATGTAGGTAGCGAACTGAGCCACCCGCGTGGCGGGGTCGTTCTCATTCCGCTTGGTGTAGCCCTCCCACTGTGCCCGGAGCTGGTTCCGCTTCTCCCCATCCAGCGCAGCCCACTCGGGGGAGCGCATGATCTGGGGCATGCCCACCGCCTGCTGGCCCGGCTTGGTCGGGAACCGCATGTCCCACAGTTTGCCCGTGGCGTCCTGCTCCGCCGCCACCCGCGTCCGCTCCTGAACCTGGAACCGATGCTCCACCTCAGCCGACAGCGACTTTTGAAGTGCCGCGTTGCCCTTGGTTTTCTCGTCCACCCAGGCCAACTGCTGATCCAGTGGCTTCCCGCTGGCAGCGGCTTCCTGGGCCAGGGTCTGCACATCGTTGGCCATGACGTGCTGGGAGATCACCTGTTCCAGGTGCAGCCGCGTCTTTTCGTCCAGGTCCATCTTGTGGTCAGAGAAGTAGGCCTGGGCCGCTTGGGCATTGTTTCCCACCAGCAACCCGGAAATCACAGAACGGTAGGTATCCGCCGTGGCAGCCTTGGCGGCGAGGTCCGGGTCAAGGCCCTGGGACGAGGCCCAGCGCCGGGCGTTGTCCACCCGATCCGCCAGGTTGGCATTGATCAACTCGCCATCGGGCAGGCCATTCCGCACTCCCAACTTGGAGATCGTGTCCGCCAGAACCGTGTCCCGATCCGTGTAGACCTGATTGAACATGGCCCCAAGCTGCTGGGTTTCGTGGCTGCTGACCATGCGCTGAACTTCAGCCCGCTTGCGCTGGTACGCTGCCTCGAACATCTGCTGCTGCTGAGGGTTCAAGCCCTCCATTCGGGCCGTTTTCGCCTTCTCCAGGTTGGCCAGGGTGGTTTCCGTCAGGCTTGCGCCCTGATCCCCACCGTAGGCTTCGGGATCTGTGATCTGCTTCCCCTTGATCTGGGTAGCACGCAGGACGATCTCGCTGACATCCGCCTCGAACGGGTTGAACGCCTCGGTCACTCGCATGACGTTGGCTTCGTGCGCGATCTGCCCGAACCCCTGGGCCGCGTTCTGAAGACCCTGCCCGATGACGCCGGGATTCGGGGCCATGCCGGGATTCAGCCGCGCAGCTTCCACGGGGGCGTTGCCTACTTGGGGGGCATCAAAACGGGGGATCGGCATCACTTCCACCACGAGGCAGCTTGGCCCGACTTGTAGACGCTCGGAGCCGAGGAAAGCAGGGTGGACGCAGCGCTGTATTTGCCCTGGAGCGAAGCCATCGCGCCCTGAAGGTTGTCAGCCTGGGCCTGGGTGTTGAGGCCCCACGCCTGTTTCAGGGCATTGGCCCGCACCGTCTGGGAGTCCAGTTCACCGTAGACAACGGTCTGATCCAGGATGGACCCGAAGGAACCTTCCCCGACCACGGCCCCGGATGAGCCCATGCTGGCAATCTGAGCGCCTTCGATCTGCCGCGCCCGCGCCCGCTGGCGATCCTCTGCGATGGCCCCAGCGGACAGGGCATCGGCGGTTTTCACCTTGGCCAGATCGACGTTGTAATCAGCGATCTTCTCTTGGGTTTGGCCCTGCTGATAGATGCCGGCGACAGACGTTCCAACCCCAGCGAGAGCCGCGATGGCCGTAAGTTCCACACCAGTGCACATTAGATGGACCCCTTCTCGAACAAGTGGAACAACATGCCTTTAGGGCCTACCGGCTGGGCCGGATGGATCGTGAACCCCATGAACCGGAGCCACCGGAGCCCGCGCACGTTCCGCGTGTCCACCCAGTTCCGCAGCAGGGGCCAGCGGGTCAGAAGATCGTTGATCACCGCCTTGGACCCGCGCAGGAAGGCAGTTCCGTGCTGATCGATGGTGGACGTTCCCACCATCCAGGGCACCCCCACGTCAGGGGTGGACGAGGGCACGACCCCGAAGGCGCACACAGGGTCACCATTGATCACGGCCACGTAGGATTCGCTGGAGTCGTGGATGCTCTGGGTCAGGGCCACAGGAAGATCCAGCCCGTCGAACATCTGGAGTTCATCGATGTTTTCCTGCCTGGCGTTGGCCAGGATCGTGTCGATGTCCGACTGGGTAGCCTTGCGGAATTCAATGCTCATCAGACATTCCCCCCCATCGTCACTTCGGGGATGATCGCCAGCACGCCCACCGGCACCGGGTTATCCACCCGCATGCAGACGTTGGCGGTTTTGTCCCAATTCGTCGGGATGACAATCTTGACCTTGCCGGTGGTCAGGTTGATGGGCTGGTCGTAGTTCTCCGTGGTCCGCCCCTTGGATTCCTTCAAATTGGTGAAGTCCCGGCCCGCCTTGATGGTTTGGGTTTCCTGCACCAGGAACGACACGGAATGAATGGCCTTGTTCTTGGGCAGCAGGGTTTCGATGCCGGGGATGCTGAGATCCAGGGTTTCCAGGTCCGCCTCAATGGGAAGCCCCACATGCACCCGCACAGCCGGGGGCGCAATCGAGATGGCCCCGCCCGTGACCACCTTCTGAGGCTGCACGAACCCATCGGCCAGCACGGAAACCGTCTGGTTCTCCAGATGGTCAAGCCCGGTGAACGTGTCCCGAGCCCAGGCCCAGTCCGCCCGCGTCACGCGGTAGACAGCCGGGATGGGCTTGTCGGGGGTAGCCGTGGCCTCTGTGGTGCTGGTCACGCCGACGATGTTCAGCCGGTAGACCGAGCCGGTGTCCGTATCCTCATAGACGAGCTGATCCCCGATGTCCGTGGTGGCTGGGTAGGCGAAGATCGCAGCAGAGGCCCGGAGATCGATGGTTTCCGTTTCGTCCCAATTGGTTCCGCCCGAAAGGGTTAGCGTGGTGGCCGTGGTGTTCCGCCCGTCAAACGACAGCCCGGAATCCACAAAAAATGCGGATTTCATGTCGGTAAGCAGGCGCGACTCCATGCGCTCCACAAAGCGCTTGGTCCGGGCCGGGATGCTCCAATCCAGCGTGGCGGCATAGGTCGTATACGTGGACCCGAACCCCGCCCCAAGCACCTCCGTGGGGGACACATAGGTGGTGATCGTCACGTAGGCGTCCACGCCGTTGTGATCCCAGCGGATGATTTTTCCCACATCGTCCGCGCTGAAGACCGGGGTGGGAGTGGTGAACCTTGTCGCGTAGGCCGCAGGCGCTGGCATGTCTGCTCCTATGCCGTGGGGTCGTAGACGGTGACGGTGAGGGGGATGCCTACCGTGTCCAGCACGGGGCGCTTGACGATGCAGTAGAGGGCATCTTCCGAATCCTCGGTGACCACACAGACCGACTCGTATTCCCCATCCGTGTCGTGCCGAGCCCAGCCCACCACCTGCTGCTCTCGCATGTAGGTCATGGACAGCAACACACCGTCATCCCGGACCATCCAGACGCAGCTAAACGGGGTCTGCTGGTAGGCCCATTCCACGATGGTGTGACCCTCAAGTAGATGGTTGGACATGGCGGAGATGTCGCCGCTGGCGTAGGAATTCGAGGTGTATTCATAGCCCAGGTCACGGACCACCTGCCCGCCGGCCTGGACGTAGACCGCCGAATTGCCGATCCCCAACACCGGGAGCGCGGAGGCCCCGTAGAACCCCTGGGACTTGAACCCGATGCCGGGCTTGATCACGTTGTCCTGGCCTGTTTCCGTGACCCAGTGCCCGCCCGTGGTCATCACCAGCAGGGCATCCATCGGGAACATGGCCTGAATGGCGTCCAGCCTGGACGAAGCGATCCGGGCCGACACCGCATCATCGTCGCGGATGGGGCTGGAGGTCCCGAAGTCCACGAAGTTCCCCGTCTTGGAACTCCACACGAAATTCGGCTGGGAAATGGTCGAGGCGAACCAGAGCCGCTGCTTGAAGTGGTTCACCGTGGACGGGTAGCCGGGACCGCCGATGGACGAATCCCCCCATGCACCGAAGGCCCACTTGTGGCTGACGCTTCCGCCCGAGGTCACCGCAGGCTGGAAGTAGCCCGTTCCAGCCAGGGTGATCATGGTGACTGCGTTGATGAGTTTGCTGAACGGGGTGATGTCCACCCAGATGTCCACCGTGTTGGCGTCCACCACCGTGATCAGGGCCGTGCCCTTGATAGGATCGTGCCCCACAACGTTCAGGTTGAAGTAGCCCGTTCCAGCCACCGTGATCCCATGCCCCGCCGAGGTGCACCGGATGTAGCCCGCCGAATTCACAGCCGTGGCCGTGACGGTTTTGGAGGCTCCGAACCCCGACACCACGCCCCCATCGGGCATGTAGGACAGGACCGTGGCCGTGCAGGACAGGTGATCGCCAGCCACCGCCGTGATCTGCGCCACGCCAAACCCGGAGTGCAGGTATTGCCAGGTCACCCCGCCATCCGTCCAGGAGGATTCGTCATCCTGGGTGGGCCGCAGCGTGCCCGTGGTCCCGGCAGTCAGCGCCTTGTAATACTTGCCATCCGAGCGCCGAATGTCGTTCAGGGCGATGGATTTGCCGACCTCCCAGGGGATGCCGTAGTCTTTCTGCTCGATCTTGAACAGCCGCCCCACCTTGTCCGCCGTGAAGATCGCGCTGGAGGCGTAGATGGTGATGGAGCCGATGCTGGCCGAGGTCCACACGGAAATCGTGGTGTTGGCGTTGGAATCCAGCCAAGGGCCATTCTTGTAGTCGAAGGCGCCGATGGCCCAACTGTCATGCTCGAACCGCACCACCTGCTGGGGCGGATGGTTCGGATGGGCGATGGTGATCACGTCCGCCGACTGGGTGAACTGGAGGTCTGCCACCTCTGCCGTGGTGTAAGGCGTGATGACCTCCACCGCCGATCCCACCGTGCCGATCAGGATCCAGTTATCCGCCGCCAGATCCGTGGCGAAGGTGCCGGAGGTGTGGGCGATCAGACACCGGTAGGTGCTGGTCCCATTCTTCCGCTCGTCGCCCACCGCGTAGGCGGTAGCCGTAGCCCAATCTGTGCGCGTGGTGCAGACCACAGCGCCGGAGGCCCCGGATTCCCGCTTGAACACCCGCATGTAGAGGTTGCCGAACTCCAGCACATAGGTCTGTTCCGCGTTGAACTGGAATGGGATCAGCCGCGTCCGCTTGGTGCTGTCCTTGACCTCCTTGATGAACCGGGTCCCGGTCCGGTTCTTCACGCCGCCATAGGGCTGGACCACGAAGTTCCGGCACCCCTTCAGGGAGATGGGATACCGCGCCAGATCCACCCGGCCATAGAGGGAGGGGGCGAGTTCCCCGCCCGTCAGGCTCGGCTGGATCGCAAGGTTGCCCATCTAATTCCGCCCCGTGATGAATTCGGATTCCGGCAGGTTGTCGTGGCCTTCGCCCAGGGACGCAGCCCAGGCCTCGGTGATCGCCACGCGATACGCCTGCCGCGCCGCGTTGGCGAAGTCGGGCTTGCCCACCACTCCAAGCGCCAGCTCCACCGCCAGCGCCCAGGCCAGGGCCGAGATCGCCAGGGGATCCCACAGGCTCAGATCCGTGGCCCGGTAGGTGTAGACCAGCGAGGCCTCTTCCAGATCCGTGTAGACGGACCGTCCGGAAATCTCAAAGGGCACCCGCTGATCCACCCGGGGGATCCGCAGGCTTGGATGCTCGATGGCCCGGAGCCTGATGCAGTCCGAAGGCAGGCCGTAGGCGAACCCCCAGGTAGCCGGGGGCGTCTCGCTCAGCAACTGCCCCACGGCCCGCTTGGTGGCAAAGGCCCAGGGGAAGTCCCGCAACACGGCATCCCGCGTCTGCGCAAAGAACGCCTTGCACGCGATGGCCTGGGTAGAGCCTTCGTCCAGACTCGCAATGGTCTGGCTGTTGCCCACCCGGAAGAGCGCCATGTTGCAGACTTCGACTTCGGATGCCATGAAGACTCCCTGTTACTTCGGAACGCCATTCCTGCGGGGCTTGACTTCGCCATGCTCACGGAGCGTCATGGGCACCACAGGGCCTTCCGGCTCGGCTACCGCGCTCTCGTTCCCAGCAACAGGCGCGTACCAGGCCGCAGATTCATCGTCCTCAACAAAAAACTTGGTTCCCTTCCTCCGGCGCTGTTCCTGGTAAACGCCAAGCTCAAGGGCCACGACTTCTTTCATGGGTTCTCCAAAGGAATCCGGGGCCACCGATTACGCGGCAGCCCCGGAGGTCAGACCCTACAGGCCGTCAGGGTAGGCGATGTTCTTCTTGTAGTTCGGGGTCAGGTAGGCGTTCACCTTGCCCGCCGTGGCCGCCTCACCCGCAGTCACCTGGAGGATGCCGAGGTAACGCTCGGAGGTGACGCCGGGGAGCTGGACCGCCCACTCGAAGCCAGCGACGAGCTGGGCCTGGGTGAACACGGGCGTGGTCACGAGCACCGTGCTGGTAGAAACGTGGACGGCGGCGGAATCGTCCGAGGCCAGCTTGAACTGAACGGTCAGAGCGCCACCAGTAGAGGCCGCAGGGGTATCCACGCCGATCACCAGCCACATGGGTTCGACGTTGCCGAAGTCCTTGGACGCGGGGGCGCCAGTGTCGATCTGGGAGCCGATCAGGTAGGTCCCAGCGGCGCCCGTGTTGAGGGCCGTCGCGTCACAGAATTCACTACGAATATCGAGAATGCTCATGGGTGCCTCCTAAGCAGTCAGAGCGGCGAGGTTGTTGAGGATCGCGTCGCAACGCTTGACGGGGATGCCGTCGAACATCGTCACGCGCTTGCCACCCACCGTTTCGGGGGTGAGGTTGTAGGCACTCTGCTTGATCTGCTGGCGGCGCAGCAGGGTGAGGGCCGCACGGCTCATGTAGAACACGGGGCGGCAGGACGAAAGGCTGGGGATCAGCTCAGTCGCCTGGACCATCAGGTCGGACAGGGGCGTGCCGGTGCCAGCGGACAGGTAGGTCGCACCGAGGGTCATGCCCGCGTGGATGCGAACGGCATAGCGCCAGTCCGAAACCGCGAGGCCCAGGTCCCACTTGAAGTGGCTCCGGAAGATCTGCGCACGGCCATTGGATCCGTCGATGTTCTCGGCGGTCACTTCGCCAAAGTCCTGGTAGGACAGGCCGGCCTTGGAGCCACGGGGGAAGAATCCGTGGATCTTGTCCTGCGCCCAGCCGATCAGCCAGATGTCGGTGTTGGTCGAAGCGGCATCGTCCGACTTGAGGACGTTGCTGGAGTTCTCGGCGCCCGTGGAAAGCAGGTAGCGCGGGGAAAGGCCGGTGAAAGCCTCGGGCTCGGTGCCCTCGTTCCCGTAGAACAGGGTGGAGGCCATTTCCTGGGCCATGCCTTCCAGGTGGGCACGTTCCTGGTTCTTGCGGAACGCGGCCTCATTCCCGCCCAGGCGGGCGAGAGCGCAGTCCACTTCGGCATAGGCTTCCAGCATGCCGCAGGTATCGGTGACAGGCATCACCGTGCCCTTGGTGGGCTGAACGCCGCCGTAGAGCTTGCGCCAGGTGGGGGTGGGGAGGCCGGTCCGGACGAGGGACTTGTGGCCCGTTTCCAGGTTGCCTTCGGTGACAACCATGTCGTCCAGGATCTCGGTGTGGAGGTTCAGGACTTCCGCGATGTCGTTGCTGATCTTGCCATCAGCCCCGAGTTCACGAGTGAAATCCAACAGCGTCGGATGGATTACAGAAAGAGCAGCCATGTGATTCTCCGGGGGGCGGGTTCGATCCCGCAAAGGAGGGTTTGGGTTTTAAATGCGCTTGGATCCGGGAAGGAACGAATTGCCTTCTCCAGATACCTGGTTCTGTCCGTTGATGTACTTGTCCTCCGCCATCAGCTTCCCCACGCGGGACAGGCCTTTGACGAGGGGCGGGAAGTTGGCCAGGCCCAGGGCGTGGATCTGCGCCACTTCTTCCTTGGTGAAGAACTGCCCGAAGGCGGCATTGGAGGCGCGAAGGTTGGCGTCCAAGTTCTGGCCACCAAACTCCTTGTCCGCCTTGACCTCAGTCAGCCAGTCGGTTTGCTGCTTCTGCCACGCGTCGAGGTTCGCCTTGGTCAGGTCGCTCACTCGCTTGGCGTCGAAATCCACCAGCTTCTGCGCCTGCTCATTGGACAGCCCCAACTCCTTAGCTAGAGGGGTGAAGGCCTCAACAGCAGCCGCATCGAGGGTGGTGCCTTCCGGGGCCGTGAACTCGTACTTCTCGGGAACAGCGGGCTTCTCATCCTTTTTCTCGGTCTGAGTTTCTGCCGCCGTTTCCTTGGTTCCGGTTTCGACCTCGCCAGTGGATTCCCCGCTTTGCAGAAGGGTTCCCGTCTGGGTCGTGTTCTCGGCTTGCGCCGTGGTGTCTGTCGCCTGGGTGGTTTCCGTTGCGACGGTGGTAGCGCCTTCTTCAGGCATCTTCATCCTCCTTCTCAGGGGCTGGGTTAAGGGACTCTCTGATTTGCTTGTCCACCTTTAGGCGCTCCTTGGCCTCTTTCTTGGCCAGCAGATACATCTCGGGGCAGAACTCTTCCGCGTCCTTCTTGAACTCGTTGCCGACGAACCGCAGGCCCTCGTTGAAGAACGTCCACGAATTGCCGACCATCGAACACCGCTCGGTGCCGCTGATCTCCCACAGCCGAACCATCAGCCGGCGCCCTTCCACCGAACCCATGACGAACCTCAGGTCCGCCTCTTCCTGGTTCCGAAGGCGCTCATGGGCCCGCTTCTCTTTGCGGTTCTTGGGCTCGGTCATGCCGCACCCATCCTGGCCATCATCGCGCCGAGGGCCGTGTCATCGGTGACAGGGGTCTGCCCCAGCGACTTGACCGTTTCCGCGCCCTGCTGCATCGCGGCCATCGCTTCCGCCGCCTGCTGCTTCTGCGCCTGCGCCTGGCGGATCTTGGCTGCTTCCTTGGCGTCCCGGACGATCTTGGGGCCAGCGCCCACCATCTCCGCATACTGCTCAATGGCCTCGTCCACGCCGAACTTGTCACCGGCAGACGGGAACGCCCGCATGATGCTCATGATGTAATTGGTCAGCTTCTCCAGCGCGACCACGCCCACCAGCTTCTGAGCCTGGGACAGGATGGACACGTATTCGACCACCAGCGTGGTTCCGCCCATCTCCGGGGGCGGGGGCGGGATCATGCCGCGCCGGTCCATCTCATTGAACGTCCGCTTGATCAGCGGATCGAACATGTCATCGTCCATGCGCTCCAGCACAGGGCCGAGCATCAGCATCTTCTCTTCCTTGCGCACAGCCACTTCCGCCGCCGTGATGGGCTGGGACTGGTCCATGCTGGAAATCAGCAGGAACATGTCCACGTAGAAGGCGCGGTTGATGCGCTGTTCCATGCGGGCAATGCGGCCATCCAGCGCGGCGAAATCAGGCTGGATCTGGTAGGTCGGGACGAAGCCCTGTTGCCCCTGGTTCACGTCCACCCAGGTCATGCCGTTGGGCAGCGTGGACGATTCCTTGTTTCGCAGGCTGGAGGGGCCAGTCATCGGGGGGCGGATCACCTTGTCCAGCGCCTCGAACCCGCGCTTTTCACCGATCTGAAGACCCTTGATGTCGCCCAGCGCCTGGAAACCGGGGCACATGGAGCCGTAGACATCCTCCCCCGTCACCTCCCAGCGGGACGCCATGATGGGGAACTCGTCAAAGCCCGACTCCGAAAGCATCTTCTCTTCGGTGGAGCCCTTCTCGTAGTAGACCGAGCGGAAGGGCTTGGCCTTGGCCGCAGGGCTTGCAGGGTCGTAGTCCGGGTTGGGCTCCACGAAATGAACCACATCCAGCCAAACGTCCTCAGCGTGCCCGTTCTTCCATGAGGCCAGGGTGGAGGTGGACAGCGCGTCCTCCCCGAACTGCTGAACCATCTGCCGGATCGTCATCTGGAATTCACGGACGAAGGTATCCACCACGCCACGGCTGGAGGTGCCGATGCAGTAGGAACCCAGGGGCGCAGGGTAGGCCCGGATCACCGTGTCATCGTCGGGCATCAAGGCAAAGGCCGTAGTGCCGAACACGCCCAGTTCCTTGTAGGCGATGGGCAGGGCCTGGTAGAGGTTCGACTGCTGGAACACGTCAGACATGCGCTGACGAACCAGATCGAGCCACACCTTGACCGGCTTCAGGTTGTTCACGTCCGGGTCAGAGGTCCGCAGTTGGAACCAGGGCCGAGCCGGGGAAGTCTTGCCCGACATCAGCCCGCCCGACAGCGTGGACGCCGCATGGGTGGCCGTATCGTTGATGATCTTGGCGTTGCGCCGGCCCTTGCGGTTCTGCCGATCCGAGGTGAAGAAGCGCGAGGACAGTGGAAGAATGTAGTCGCCCACATCCTTCCAGTCGTAGTCGAAGGAAGACCGCTCAGCCTTCAACGCAGCGTGGCGGCGGTTGAAGTATTGGCGCTTGGTTTCGGCAGGCTGGGCCATCACGCCCCCAGCAGGGTTTTGGGGGCCGTGGCAGCAGGGGCCACAAGCCCGGACTGCCCGCCCGAATTGCGCACGGTGGAGGCCAGGCCAGCCGCAGCGGCACGACGCCGACGCTCAGCATCCAGGGACGCCTGGACAGCAGGATCCGCCTCAGTGGGGTTCTGAACGGCGGCAGGGACGGCGGGCATCTTGGGCTGGGAAAAGCACATGGCTAGGCCCCCTCTGGGAAACGCCCACGCACAAACGCGGCGATCTTGTCTTCTGACTTGCGCCACTCTTCAAGGCTGATGATTCGGCCCGAGTGTTCGTTGACCCGGCCATCCATGCCTTCGAGCTTCAAATCGATCTTGTCCAGGCGGCTCAGCACCATCGATTTGATGAGCCCAGCCATGCCCACCAGCAGGGCACCACAGGCGCCGATGACGATCATTGCGACTGTGGCCGTATCCATTACCACCGCCCCCCCACGAAGCCGGAGGCAACCCCAGCGGCGAACCCAGCGGCGAACCCTTCGACACGTCCTTTCCAGCGGCTCGTAGTCACCGCGTCCTTCCACGCTTTCGTGGCCACCGCCTGCGCAGCCGTGGCCTTGCGCTCTGCCTCATAGGCCAGCCGGAACTGCTCAGACCGCGCCTGCTCATCCGCAAGCGCCAGTTCTAACCCCTTGATCTGCCTGTCCTGCGCCTCGATCAGTTCTCGGTCTGCGGCCAGCAACTGCTGGGTGCGAAGATCAACAGCACCTTCCCCGCCGGCTTGAGGGGGAACGACTGGATCAGGAACCACGGATGACGCGGCATCCACAGCCTTACGAAGTCGGCGGACTTCGGCCCACGCCCGAGCAGAGTCCGCCTTGGCAGATGCCAACTCCGCCGTATGGTTCGGCAAGGATTCCGCAGTTTGGGCATGGGTAGTCGCCTCCCCTTGATGAATGGCCGATTGGACCTCCGCCGCGCTTCCCTGAGCCCTGCGGCACGAGTCCACGCCAGAAAGTCCCGCCAGGATCGCCAGCAGGGCGCAGAGGCCATAGATGGCGTAGCGCGGAATCACTGGCCCACCCCGCCAGGCTTGCCCGCGATCTTCCCGGTAGTCACCGCCGCCAGGAGAAGCCCGAAGGCCACGTTCCACTCACTCGTGATGGGGCCGCGAATCATGTCCCAGGTCAGCCACCCGCACGCACAGGCCACGACCAAGGCATAGGCCGCGTGGCGAAGGCTGGCCCTGGGGTCAGCGGCATCCAGGAAGCGGGCGAGGTACTTCATTCCGTCACCCGCAGATACGATCCCTCGGGCAGAACGGCCTTGACCTTCACCCGCCCAGCGAAGGGCACGATGATGCACCCGAGGCTTTCCTGCCCGTAGCGCCCCGACTTCCGCGATGGCCCGTGGATCCAGAAATCGTCCCGCCCGAACGTCTCGCCTTCGATCTGTGTCAGCGGGCACACCATCTTGCCGAGGCGGGGGTGATCGCACCAAACGCCCACGACATACAGCCCCTGCGGCAGAGGCCCAACCATCCTGACGCCCTGCATCGTGGGCGCGTTCTTACCCACCCCACTCCCAGCCCAGCCCAACGCGATCAGGGAGCCATCCGGCCCCTCGATCTCGCCTGTCGTCTGGCTGTAGGTAGCGGCAATGTCCACGGGCACCCGAATGGATGCCGGGGGACCATGAGGCTATGCCTCTGGCACTCTGGGAGTGGAGTCGATCCACCCGGCAGACTCAGGTTCGGGCGCGATGCCTATCACATGCTGACAGTTTCTAGGCTGCGTTCCGACGCATCTCAAGCTGCTCACGGATGGCCCTATTTACAGTGGACTCGGACAGATTGAGACGAATGGCGATGGCTGGCACGGTCATGGTGCAACGCAGTTCATAGATTCGGCAGCGGGTTCGCTCCCAATCTACTAGGGCCTGGACGCGGGCCACCTGGCGCGGAGTGAGCCCTTGGGCGGCGAGGATATCAGCCAGGATGCTCACAGCGCCTCCAGCTTCGCGTTGAATGCGTCTCTGGCATTAAACAAGGCAGTGTGCCACTCTTCCTCACTTGCGAAATCGTTGGGGTTGGTCGCTTCCACCAGGGCCAGGATCTCGGGCATAAGCAGAAATGCCACCTGATCACCGCTGAAATCGTGAGCCTTCAGTTCCTCAATAGTCATCACGCCTCCGCAAATGGGTCGTATTCCTCGTCACGCTTGCGCCCGAAGGCTGGATGAATCAGCTTCATCTCAGCCGGTGCATCGGGCAAAGCAAAGGTCAGGGCCAAGGCATCCCCAAGGTCAGGGGATCGGCCCAGCCGCTTCTTGATCATGTCCTTGTCTTCAAGTTGAAACTTGCCCTGCGCAAAGGTATAGGTCGGGGCGGTCAATTCGCCCACAAGCTCGGGCATGTTCGGCAGGGCACCGCCGCGCTTGATCCATTCCGCCATCTGCATCCACATCTCAGCCCGGCGATTCTTGAACCGGGGGTCAATGGCGGGGCCGTGGAACTGGATGCCGAAGGGGTTGTATCCGGCGGTCCTCATGTTGTCGATGACCCCGTGCCCCCAGTGGCCTGTATCATCGATGAACTCCATCTCAGACCCGAAATCGAGCTTCACCACCTGGGCACGGGCGGCAATCTGGCAGGTATCCTGGACGCGCATCACATGGGGCTGGAAGGCGGCAAGGCCCTGGCGCGGGAAGATCACCGTGCGGTCATCGCCAAACCGGGCCACATCGATTCCAAGGCGCTTCTGGCTCCACTGGTAGGCATCTGGCCTGAGGTGCTTACCCAGCGCGGCCTCCACCTCGTCCACCGTCAGCAGGGCGTTGATGGACCCAGGCGGGAACTCTCCCAGGATGTAGGCCATGACCCAGGCATTGTCCCGCCCATAGGTTTCGATCTGCTGCTTGGCCCAGGCCCGGTCAACACGGGGGGATCGGTCTGCCCGGTCGGGATCACCCGTAATCGTGATGACCTCCCACCCCTCCCGCGCCTGGCTGCACACGAAGTAGAGCAGCCCGTTGTGGCTCGTTGTGTTCCCAGCCGTGGCCACCAGCCCATGCTTGCAGGTTGATAGCGCCTGCTCTGCGCTCTTGGCGATCTGGGGCGGAATGTCCCCAGACTCATCAATCAGGAAGAACGGGTAATCTGAGTGCAGCCCGCTCAGGGTTCGGCCCACCGTCTCCATGTCCGCAGCCTTGGGGAATGACCGCGCAGCCAGGAACCAGGTTTCAGGGTGATCCTTGGCGAAGATCCGCGTCTTACCCCATTCAAAGGCTTCCAGTAGGAACGGGCTGCGGCTCTGCCACTTGGACAACTCGGGCCACAGGTTCATATCCAGGTTGTCCCCCGTGATGGACACCGCCGCGCCCTTGGGGTGTTCCCCTCGCCCCGCGAAGCAGGCCAGCCGGTGCCAGCCCAGGATTGCCAGCACCGAAGTCTTGCCAGGGCCAGCACACGCCTTCATGGCCAAGCGAATACGCCCCTCACCGCTGGCCCGGCGCAGCGCGTCTGCCTGCCAGTCGTCAGGCTGGAACCCGAAGCACTCGACAGCGAATTTCAGCGCGTCGTGCCGCCATTCGGTGAGCTTGGAGGTGGCGGGGTTCACTTGCCCCCCGTAATCAGATCCTCAAGCGTTGGCCGGTCCTGCCCCTTGTTGGCGTCCCGGTTCGCCTGCATCAACCCCAGCGGCATCTTGCCCGCCTCGTTGCTGACAGCTGTTAGCCGCATGACACGCTTAATGCCTTCCTCCGCTGATTCAAGACCCAGCGCCACGCCCTCATCACTCACCTGTTCCAGCGTCACCTGGGCCAGTTGAGCCAGCTTCACCGCGTTCCGGGCGTGAATGCCCGAGGCTTCGGCCATGTCCGACCCAATACCCTTGAGTTGATCCGCCAGGGTCCGTGCGATTCCTCTTTGCGAAACAGGCAGAGAGTCAAAAGCCATCTCGGCCTCAGCAACCAATGTGGCTACGGCTTTGACGCTTTTCGCAGGTTGCGATACTCGACGCGAAATCTGAGATGGGTGGACCCTATACGCCCTCGCCAGGTCAGAGATGGACTCCCCCTGAGCATGACGCCGTAGAACCTCTTCCCATTTGGCGTCCGAGAGTTTGGATGGCCTACCCATTGGGCAACTCCGCGTTGTCAACAACCCAGTGTCCATAGGCATCAAGCCTCCCGCCCGGCCCCTTGTGTACATGGCCAGGGTTGAGCCACACCACATTCCCAACCACTAGCCATGACTCATCACACACCAGACACACAACCGATCCGTCTGGGTTGATGTGGGTTACGGGGTGTTGGCATTCGCTCATCGCGTCCTCCGCTTGGCCGGCTTCACCAGGGCTTCAACGGGTGCCCCGCCCTTGACCAGCTCGTAGACCTCAGCCATAGCCAGGAAATCGGCGGCATCCTTAGCCTTGGACGCGACGTAGACCGTGCGACTGTTCTGCCCGTTGGTCTGAACCAGGCCCCAGCCGTTTTCTAGGCGCTCGATGCTCCAGGTCATGCGGCACCTGCCCGGGAATAGGTCGAGCGCAGCCATGTCAGGTATTGGGCGGCCCGCTCACTGTCCCAGAACACCTGAATCAGGTTCACGGGGTCCTTAGCGTAGGGGTCAATGATCGTCACCACACAGGGGCTCAGGCTCTGGTCCCGGAAGCCCTTTTCCCGAGCGTAGCGGTCATACCGCTTGTAGCTGGCCACCTGGAGGCAATGCATCACCTTGCCGGTTTCAGGATCCTTCAGGGGGCTGTAGCCAGACTTGTGCTTGTGGCCGCAGATCACGATGTCATCCCGCACGCCAAGCTGGGCCGCCTTCATGGGGCCGTGGGTCGGGTTCCACATCGACCCACCTGCGAAGTCGTGCCGGGCGTTGACCACGATGTCTTTCCCATTGGGGAAATTGAGGCCGATCCGGGCTTCCGTGGCCTCATAGAGCGCCCCAACCTGGGAGGTGATCCAGCGCAGGGGGTCGCCCTCGCCACTCCAGGCGTCATGGTTCCCGCCAATCAGGTAGAGCCAACGCCCCGACAACTGCTTGATGAACCATTCGGCCAGGGTCCAAGCCTGCTTTGCTGTGGTGGACTGCTGGCCGTAGAGGTGCCCCAGGCGCCCAACCCAATTGTTCGTCGTGTCCCCGATGTTGGCGGCATAGAGGCCGGGCGTGGTCTGAACCAGCCGAATATCCCGTTCCAGGGCCGCCCAGTCGGTTCCGTCATCGTCCACATGGGGATCCCCGAAGTGTAGGATGCCGATGGGGCCGGGGATGGGAACCGGGACGCTGATCAGCTTCCGGGCTTCCTCATGGGCCACCTTCCGGGCGTAATTGGCCTTGAGGGCGTGGATCAGATCCTCGGCGCAGGGGTCAGTGTCGGGAAGGACCGGCGGGGTGATCCTCATCCCCAGGGCCTCGGCTTCCTTCGCCGCTGACCTCATCGCCCGCTTCTTGGCGTTCCAGTTCTGCCGGGACTTGGGAGAGTTACCCATTCACCACCTCGCTCAGAACCCAGGCATACCCCGCCAGGTCAACCATGGAATCCCGGTGCCCCGGCGTCTGGATCAGCCGGGCCTGCTTCATCGCGATGGCCACCTTCACGCATATCTCAGGGGTCAGGCAGTCCAGCCCCGTGATGGCCTGCGCGATCTTGGCGGTTCGGCCCCAGTTCTCAGCCGGCGAACCGTAGGCCACTTGCCGGTCCCCCTGAGTGCAGGCCATGGCATCGGCTAGGATGTTGGCCACAGGTTCCCGCTCGGGACGGTTTGCCCGCGCCGTGCCAGTTTCCATCCCCGGTGTTCCCGATGGGGAAGGTTCGCACTCGCTCGGCAGCGTGTCCCAAATTGGGACTGCATCCCGTGGTTCATAGCTGCCGTGCCTGCGGTCTGTTTCGCCTTGCATCACGCGGTCCTCCCAAGGTCTGCTTCGATTGGGTCACTGAACACAACGCCTTTTTCTGCACCAAATGCGTAAATTACCTCCAGCAGTTCCGACAGTTCCCGCTTACTCATCTTCGAGGTCCGCGCCCCGCACACGACGAAGCCGCCCTCGATGCCGGGCACCACCTTCTGCCGGTTCAGGCAGGCGCTGAACACATCCTTCCATTCCTCGCTGGTGAGCTTCTGGCCGTACCAGTCCACCTGTTTTGAGACTTCCGAGAGGCTGGCCCAGAGCCGGGCGTTCTGCTCCAGGGACCGCGTGGGCTCCGAAATCGTGACCACCATCCCATCGGGTGCGTTCTGGACGGCCTGGGCGGCTAGGCGGCGGCTGGGGTGCGGATTCGGCTGGAGAATGAACATGGCCTTGCTCATGGGCGAATCCCAATGCTTCGCAGCCAAAGGCAGTCCCAGAACCAGGCATCCACTAGTTCAGAGCAGGGGCGGGGGGTGAGCCAGATGATGATCATGCCGCCTCCCGCCCAAGGGTCGCCCGCGTCCAGAACGCGAAGTCACGCTGGGGGCCATACAGGGCTTCCCAGGGGCGCTTCCCGATGGCGTGGAAGGCGTTGGGGCCGGTTCGGTGGCAGGCGGGGCAGAGGGGGAAAGCGTCATGGTCGCTGGCCTTCTGGCCCTTCCCGCAGAACTCCAGGCCCTTAGGGTGATGGGGTTCGCAGGGGGTGGCTCCGCAGATCACACACGGCAGGGCCCGGACGCGGGCCAGGTGCGCCGGATCCTCCACCCTCCCGGCCTTGATCCGGGGGGCTTTGGGGCCTTGGCGGCGGGGGGTGGACCGCTTGCGGGGCATCGGGGTGCGCTTCATGCGACCACCTTCAGCGCTTCTTGGATCCACATCAGGGCTAGCCCGGAATGGATCTGCTTGGTGTCCACGGGGAAGATCCGCCACCCGGCAAGCTGGGCCAGAACCGTCTTTTCGCAGTCCCGGTTGATGCCCATGCCAGATGAATGCCCACTCTTGGCCTTGGCGAATGTCCCCCCTTGCACCTCAATCAGCAGGTTTGCCGTGGGGATCGCAAAGTCGAACCGGAACCGGCGCCCAGGGACCGCATAGAACTCTTCCTCGAAGATGATCCCGGCAGTTTTCATCTGCCAAGCCAGGGTTGCCTGAAGGTTGCTCATTTGGCACCCCCAGCCCCAGGTACTTCTCTTACATAGGTTTCTTCTGGTACAGGCTTTTTAAGGAATACAGATGCAGATACAGATACAGGAGTCATTACGCGTAACGCCCGGTTGTTACGCGTAACACTGTGTAGCCATTTGTTACTCATGGTCGTCACCGTGACGTTTGCGGTAGTTCCGCATGTAAGGCGCTCGGCTACCCGCTTGGCTCTGGCCCTTGTTCCGGTAAAGCTCGTGATTGATCACGCGCCACCCGCCGGAGATAATCTCGATTCTGCGGCCCTCGTGGTCCTGGGTCCGGCTGTCCGGATCAGGAGAAGACAGGATCTCAATGGCCCTCCGCATTTCGTCTGGAGCGACCCGCGCAAGGCTTGCGAATCCCGGGATGGACCCTTCGACCTCGCCATTGGTGTCTTTCATCGCGAGCATGGCGATCCAGACCCGCAATGTGGAATTGTCCTGGCACCACACAGAGCTGGTGACGATGGACGAAAAGAGTTTTGAATAGCCAGCCACTAGGCCACCTTCTTGATCCGGGCGTCCGCCCAATCGGTCCCGAGCGAGGCGGGAATCTGAATCTCAACTTGGTAGCCCTCGCGGATTAACCTGTGGCCGAGCGCAAAGGCCGCTTCCTGCCCCGTTAGGCTTTCGTCCGCATCACCGCATACCACAACCGTCTTGACGCCCTCTAGGGGCATCCACGCCTTCAGGCCGTTGGCACTAATGGCGGACCACACCGGGCAGTTGAAAATCTTGCTGGCACAGATCGCCGTTTCCAGGCCCTCGGCAATGCCCATGCGCGCCATGACCGGGCCGAGGCGGATGGGGGCACACTCGCCCAGCATCATCCGCACGGGGTCAACGGCAGCTTTCCGGCCATCCGGGGTGAGGAAGGTCCGGTGGATGCCACTAGCCCTGCCCTCATTGGGGCGGCAGAGGGCCAGCATCGCGGGGTGATGACCGCCCATCGGGTGCCTGAGGCTCGGGTGGTAGCGCAGATCCGCCAGCGCCGCCGAAGGATCGCCACAGCGGGACTCCAGGTATTTCCACACGGGATCCCCCTGGGCCACGGGGAGGGATTCCTTCCACAGCCGGGTGAGGATTCGGCGGGTATCGTCTTCAGCCTTCTGGACCTTCACGACCTGGGCCTGAACCGTGCCCACGATGGCATCCACGCGCTTGCAGGCCTGTTCCCAGGAAGAGAGGCCCAGGAACTTCTGGACGAACTGAGAGCCGGAACCCGCGCCGCATTGGTTGCAGTAGTAGGTTCCATCCCCGTCCCTGTCATCGAATCGGAAGCGGTCCTTCCCGTCTTTGCAGATAGGGCAGGGGCCGTGCTGGTCCTTTAGGCAGGCCTCATCCACGCCAAGCGCGATAAGGATACCCCGCCATTTGCCCTTGGCCGCGTCTCGGGTTTTCTCGAAGTAGAGAGCCATCAGGCAGCCCTCCGGCTCTTGGCCCACGCGATGTTGCGCGAGTGGATCCACGAAAGCAGCTCGGGGGTGGGGGCCTCTAGGCGGTACTCCTGCCGGGGCCAAGTATCGAAGATGCCCTTGAACTGGCCGTTGACCCACTTCTCGCTCTTGTCCCGTTGCCGCGCCAATTGGCAGAGTTGGGCATAGACGCTGGCCTTCCCCATATCCTGGAGCCGCACCTGGGCCTTGGGCTTCTTCCCGCGAAGCTGAACCAGTTCCCCCTCTTCCGTTTCAACCTCATTGGGCCGCTCGGACTTGAACCCGCAGCCAGGGCAGATGGGCGTTTTCGGTGGCTTCATGAAGTGGCACTTGGGGCAGGCCTTGGGCAGCGGGGCGGGCCGTTCCACCTCGTTATGGGTGGATTCCTTCGGCTTCCCATCGTCCAGGTGGGTCACACTGAAATCCCAAGGGAACCCCAGCCGCTTCACCGTGCCCGAGTGATCCAGCACGATGGCGCGAGTCTTCCCGGTTTCCACGCTGGTCCGCAGCACCCGACCAAACATCTGGACGAAGCGCACCTTGGACCGAGTAGGACGGGCCAGGATCAGCGTTTCACAAGCGGGGAAGTCGGCACCCTCAGAGAGCAGGGCGCAGTTGCACAGGACCATACTGTGCCCGGCCTTGAAGTCGGCATAGATGTCCTGCTTTTCCTCGTCAGTCATCCGGTAGTCCACATGGACCGCCAAGACGCCGTTATCCCGGAACTGCTGGCAGATGTGCTTGGAGTGGGCGATGTTGACCGCAAAAACCATCGTCTGCCGGTTGTGTGACAGCTTGAACCAGTGGGACACAATGTCCCCCACCAGCGGGGCCTTGTTCATGGCCTCGCCAAGCTGTTCCTCCTGGTAGTCCCCGGCCACCACCTTGACGCCAGTCAGATCCGGATCAGCGGGCGCCCAAACATCGGCATCCACCAGGTAGCCGGTATCAATGAGTTCCCGCATCGTCACGCCGGCCACGATGGTTTCGAACAGGGGCCCACCCAGCTTGGAGTGATTCCGCCCCAGCCCCTTCTGGTAGGGCGTGGCGGTCAAGCCAATGGTGAGTTTCCCCTGCATGATTTCCGCGTAGGCCTTGGTCCCAGCACAGGCGTGGCACTCGTCCAGAATCAAGAGGTCGTAATCGTCCATTCCGCGCTTGTCGAGCGTCTGGATGCTGGCCACCACCACATCCGCGTGAGGATCGCGGGTGTTGGCCCCCTGGATGATGCCGTGCTGGATTCCGTAGGCCGTGAACTTCTCGGAGGTCTGCTGGATCAACTGGACCCGGTTACAGACGAAGGCCACGCGCTTCCCCTTCTCGCGGGCGTTCTTCACGATGCCCATAGCGACCATCGTTTTGCCGCCAGCCGTGGGAAGATAGGCGATGACGCGCTTGAGGCCACTGGCGATGGCATTACGGCACCCGTTCACCAGCTTTTCCTGATAGGGATGCAGGGTGAATTCCAGCGGTTCAGGCACCGCCTGGAGTTCCCGCCAAAGGTCGAGGTCGAAGGCCATCAGATCGCCTCGTCCAGCAAGCGGCGCTCGAAAGCGACGATGGTCCGGGCCTCAGCCAGCAATTCCTCAGACTTGCGGAGGTCCCCAACCCGGAAGGCGTGGCCCGCTTCGACCAACAGATTGTTGAACTTGATGACTGTCGCCGCAGGGATGGGCGTGGTTTCCCGGCTCACTGTCCACCCCACAGGGCGAACGCGGCCACGATCACGGCGCAGACCATGAGCAGGTCGATTACCTCTTGGCGGGTCGCCAGGACCACGCGAGGCCCGCCGCAGTCGGGGCAGCAGACCTCGCGTACGCACGGCTGGAAGTCAGAGCAGTAGGGCGCCAGCACCCGGCCCTTGTCCCGGCAGCGGGCACAGTGGAAGCGTTGCGCGATTCGGGGTTTGGCTGTAAGATTGTTCATGGCTCGTTTCTCCTGAAAACGGGTTGAAAGTCAGCCCCGGGATCAGCGCCGGGGCTTCTTTTTGGGGGCGAGAATGGCGTGGCTTCCAGATTCGGAACGCTGGGGCGTGTAGAGGTCCCGCAGCTCGTCCTCTGCCTCACGGTCGTTCAGAACCGCGAGGATGGCGGGCAGGTAGCCCAGGGGCGGCGTCTGGTCGTGTTCCAGCGAGGTCCAGCGGCTCCAGGTGGACTGATCTACCCCGATAGGCATATAAAGCGCCTTGGGGTAGAGGCCCCGGCGCAGGATTGCTCGGCAGAGCCACGCCTTGATCGCATACGTATGGGGGTGGAGATTGCCGATGTCTTGACCGATGCTGTCTGCCATGGAGGGTCCTATGGGATCAAATCGACAAAAAAGCCAAGGTCACGCCGCCGCCACGGTGGTGCTGGGAGGTGTGACTTGATCGGGCCAGAGGTCAGAGCGCAGGTCCCCGCGCTTTATTGCCCCGCCCGTCACTTCCTCAAACCGAATGGCCGTAGCCGCAGAGGCCCGGCGCGTCCGGCTGAGGATGCAGTGAACATGCGGCTCAGCAATCGGGACCAGTCGGGCAAGTGCCCGGGGCGTGAGCCCAGAGGAGCGGAGGAGTGTGCGAAGGTCTTCCATCTAGACAAAGGTAATACTCGAACGCTAACAGCGCAAGCGCCAGAGTCACATTTTGTTTTCGTCAATCCCGGCGATAATTTGCCTATGCCGAGGTATGTCCAGCAACCCGCCCTGAAGGCCGCCGTGAAGGCCTATCAGGAAAGGACCGGGAAAAAACAAGAAGAGGTGGCGCAGGAATTGGGAACCACCCTCGGGACGCTCCGCCAATGGCTGAACAACAAGGCCCGGATGCCAGAATTGTCATCCCTCCAAAAGATATCGAAACTCACAAAAGTTTCAGTGGTGGAGTTTATAGACGATCCCGGCGCCGATTACGTTGGACTAGACTTGTCCAACGAGTCAGAGGAAACTCGATTTCTAGCCAAGATGGTCATTAAAGGTGCGAAGTCTGGGAATCTGACTGATGAGCAGAAAACCTTTATCCTCCAGGATCTCCAAACCGCCATTGAGCGGGCCATCCTTGCGTCGGCTAGAGAGCCTGGCCAGGGAAGGTCGGATCATCTTGGGCGAGAGCCGAACGTTCTCCCTCATCCTTCCTCTGGCCTGCCCGGTCGTACTCCTCGCCCAAAAAGATGACGCGGGCTGGGTGTGCGACCAGCTAGACCTCCTGATGTCAAAATGCCTGTGAGGGCGCCATGTTCATGCAGGGCATCAAGGTTTTCCTCGAACTGATGGTAGGGTGCGCGGCCCTGATCATAGGGGCTGAGGTCTTCGGGAAAGTGATTCTCAAGGCTACCCATAGGACTTGCGGCGCGGGTTCGCCAGATCACTCCACAGCGGTTCACTGGTGGGGCTGGCCCGCCGCCTGGATCACCGCGATTGTAGTCGGACTGGCGGTTGCCTGGGCCGGGGTGTCTATCTTAAACCTATGATATAAAATATACATGCATACGCCTCCGGCTCCGGGCCGGATTTTTTTTGAAAAAAGTTGGCCGTGGGTGTTGACAGTATTAGCCAGTGAGTAATACTTGGTCATGCAAGGCAGCACCCCGCGAGTTCAACGGCAAGCGGGCTGATCTTGGGGGCCGGGGATACCTCGGCTGTGTCGGAACACACCCGATCCGGCCCCCGCACTTGATCTTTGACAAGCGCCGCGTGTGTAAGAGGCGCAACCGACAGACAAACCAAGTCCGGTGGCAGCGTTGTGAAACTGACCGGATACAAACCGGGACCGTCAGCGTAGGGCTAGCTGGGTCCAATCGTTTGAGGGAAGCGCCTTCGGGGGTTTCCTCCAGCCGAAGCTGGCCATGAGTTAGAGGCTCTAATGATCTGCGCTACCTGTGGTGATCAAGTTGAATGGCAAGGGCCACTTTCAAACCTTACACACACGCTCTGTCTGGGGTGCGGGGCGATCAACAACCAGATTCCAGAGGATGAGCTTCCCGAGGATGAACCAACCCCCGAAGACATCCAGGCTTTTTTAAAAATTCGATCAAATCTACGATTCAAACCGCTACTGGAAGCACTGAAGCCAATCACGCTTGAAATTCGTCAAGCTCCACAGATCGCAGGAGTAGAGACGCAGGCCATCAGTAACCGCAGGCTCCAAGGCCGGGAGTAACGTCAAGACGCGATCAGACAAACATCAGCTTAAGGAAGCGCCTTCGGGTGTTTCCTCCAGCCGATGCTGGAAGGGAGAATCACATGTTCAAGTGCGCGAAGTGCAAGAAGACCATCGGCCCCTCTGTGTCGCCGGTCACGGTCGTCACCGAAAAGAGGGAGAAGAAATACCCTGCGCGGACACCACAGGACCGAGAAGGAACCGGCTGGGAGATCGTGAAAGAGATCCAGGTGTGCCCCAACTGCAAGTAGCACCCATCAGCTAAAGGAAGGCCCACCAAGCGGCTTTCCTCCAGCCGATGATGAGGAGGAAAGATGACCCACGAAGAGCGAGCCGCATTCATCAATGCCCAGACAGCACTGTTGCGGGCTGAAACAGAGGGGATGGTAGCGGAGAATCAGCACCGCGTTTCCCACGGGCTATCCATCGCCTATGGCTCTGATGAGTTTGATGCGCTCACCAAGCGGTATGAGCATCTGGGATACAACGCCCTCTGTGTGTTTTTCACCGAGTAGCCCAGCCGATGCGCTGAGGGAGGGAAGATGAAGTGCTGCCAGTGCAAACGTGAGGCGACCCGCCAGCGCGTCGGTTACGAGTGGATGTGCGCCTGGCACTTCAACCGCCTCATCCGACACCTTCGCATACAGCGAAAACTTGACCGCAAGTCATAGCCCACGCCAAGCACTGGCGCAAAAGTGTGCACACCGCTGGATGCCTCCAACTGCGTAGCGGAAGGGGGGAGACATACCGAGATCGCAGAGCGCGGGGGTCACCCCTGCCTGCCATCCAGCCTCGATATCACCGCAATGGTAGGGCCGAAGGGCGGTGGTGCAGTATTGGCAGGCCCGAATCGGAAGGTGTGACGCCGAGGTCCAAAGGCTAACGCCAAGTAGTCTGACAGCGCTTCCGTTGGAGCCAGGGGTCCCATAGGCCGCACAAGCCACCCCTCCACATCACCGGGTTCACCACCCGGAAGCAGTTCCCTGGGCCAGTGGGATGAGCATGGCCACAAACGGCCCGAACGATCTGGCCCAGGGATTCACTTCACGCGGCATCGGACGTGCCCGGTTCGCCTAGTCAACAGCCCTTGAAGGCCGGGAAGCGCACCCCACTGGGCCTCTCCCGCCGACAGCCGCGTGATGCAATGCCGGATGCCGTAGTTCCGTAAGGACGCGGGATGACTGAGTAGCGGGGGAAACTAAAGGGGTCGCGACCCTGCATCCCACCATCCGGTTTCATTCGCCATCCTCACCACCCCACAGGAGACACCGTGCGCTTCCGTGATAGCTGCCTCTATGAAGTGCTGCGATACCCCGTCAAGTGCTACCACGCGGGGGTATATGGGTTCATCATCCGCATCCCCTACCTCATCTGCTTTCTTGTGGTGGGGATCATTCTTGCCGTTCTCGCTGACCTTTGCCTTTCTCCCGATATCGAAATCTAGGAGCCATCATGAGCGCCACGAATAGCCGCATCGCCAAGCTGAACCGCGCCAAGGTCCAGATCCTCGGTGACTACGCCAGCAAGAAGGCCAACTGGACGCCCGCCGAAAGGAAGCACTTCGACACGGCCTTGACCGCGATTGACCGCCTGATCACCGCCGAGAAGCTGCGCCGAGTCGCGTAGAACCGGCACCACGAAACGCAGATTCAGAACCTAGCTGGAGGCAGCCGTGCCATCGGCCTACCGCAAGATCGTCCGATTCCATCCACCCACCCCATCAGGGCCGCGCACGCCCGCGCCCATCAAATCGAAACCGCTACCGCAGGCCGCATAGGAGCCGCCATGGAAATCCGAGCTACCGAAGAGATCGCCCGACAGACCATCGATGGCCTTGTGGATGACGTTCTCGGCTACATCAACCCCGCGAACGACAACGCCCTCGCCCCCTGGATGATGGCCCTGGAACGCGGCAAAGAGATCGTGCTGGCCCTCCAGACCGTGTGCGATGCCATCGCTGCCCGCCCCACGATGAACCCCGGCCAGATGGCGCTGCGGGCCATCGCTGACATCGATGTGTGCAACCCCGAAGGGGACGCCGCTTTCGAGCAGTTGGCCCGAGAAACGGCGCAGATCCGCGAGGCGCAGAAGATCGACGCCGCGCACCCCGGAGTGTTCAACATGGCCGACTTCGCCGCTGATGTGTGCGGCATGAAGAAGGTGGTGTGAGATGGACGGCTTCAAGATCGAAATCATCTACTCCGAGGGCTACGGATGGAGGCCCCGCGCCTATGGCGTGATCAACGGCCATACCGTCAGTTACACCGGAGAACACCGGCCCACGCTGACAGAGGCCAATGCCCGGCTCATGGATGCCCTGGCAGTCTACGACCTGCTGGACAAAGCGTCATGAGCCGCCTGCTCCCCGATGACCCCGGATCATGCCCCTGTTGCACCCGCTGCGATACGGAATACCGCCCGGATCACCACGACAACGGCATCTGTCAGGACTGCCACGACGATGCCGGGGAGGTGTGGTGTGAGGTCTGCCGCCGCTGGGCCGTGGGAGTCAAGGGCGAGACGGATATCTGTTGCGAGTGCCTGAAGCCCGAAGTCCACCACCTAAAGGAAGCATCATGAATGCCACCGGCAATATCTACCAGCGACTGAATTTCATCAGGTCCAAGGTCGCTTACATCAAGAAAGACAAGGCCGTCGAAAACTACAAGGCCGTGACTCATGACGCCGTGGTGGCAGAGACCCGCCAATGGTTCATCGAAGCCGGGGTGTTGATCGTCCCCAAGCTGGTCCGGGATCTGACCCTGGACACCGGGGCCAAGAGTTCCAAGGGCAACGTCAGCTGGCGCTACGAGGGCACCTTTGATGTCCAGTTCGTCAACTGCGATGAACCCGACCAGGTGGTCACGGTCACGGTCACAGCCCACGCCAACGACTACGGAGACAAGGCCCCGGGCAAGGCCATCACCTATGCCACCAAGTCCGCGATTCTCAAGGTGCTTTACCTGGAGACCGGAGAGAACGACGAGGCCCGCCAGCCGATGAATGCCGCCCCTGGTGACGAGGTGGAAGACGAAGAACTGGCGGTAATGCTCACGGCCATCAAGGGCGCGGAATCGATGGACAAGCTGGTGGAGACCTACAAGGCCGCCTATGCCCGCGCATCGAAGGACCGGGAAGCCCAGCGGGCCATCGTGGCAGCCAAGGACGCCCGCAAGGCCGAACTGACTGGAGGCAAAAAGTGATCACGCTCCAACTCGAACAGGGCACCCCCGAATGGAAGGCCGCCCGCGCCGGGAAGGTCACGGCCTCGAAGGTCGCCGATGTCATGGCAAAGATCAAAACTGGGGAATCTGCTGCCCGCCGTGACTACCGCGCCCAGATCGTGGCCGAGATCCTGACCGGAACCCCACAGGATGACACCTTCACCAACGATGCCATGCGCTGGGGGACCGAACAGGAACCCTTTGCCCGTGCCGCCTACGAGACAACCCGGGGTGTGCTAGTGGATCAAGTGGGGCTGGTGATCCATCCCACCATCGAACGGGGCGCGGCATCCCCTGACGGGCTGGTCAATCCTGACGGGCTTGTCGAGATTAAGTGTCCCAAGACCGCCACACACCTGTCCTACCTTATGGCCGGGACCGTCCCGAGCCAATACCAGCCTCAGATGCTCTGGCAGATGGCCTGCACGGATGCCCGGTGGTGTGACTTCGTGAGCTTCGACCCGCGATTGCCCGAAGACCTCCAGCTTTTCGTGGTCCGGTTCAACCGTGATGAGCCGCGCATCGAAGAGATGGAGGAAGAGGTTGAGCGCTTCCTGGCCGAAGTAGACGCCACCCTCGCCAGCCTGCGGAACCGGGAGCGTGGAGTCGCGGCATGAGCCTAGCCCACCTCCAGGCCGACCTAGACGCACACCAGGCCAAACGCCCCGTGCAGCCGTGCCCCACCGCAGAGATGACAGACCAGCAGTATTCCGAATGGCAGGCGCTGATGGGGCCGTGGGCTGCGAAGAAAGCAACCCTCGTGGGCCTGCTGGAAGGCGTCACGAAAACGCAGCCGCTACCGCAGACCCCGACCTGCACACCCAAAGCCGAAGACTACTACTACAGGGGCCAGATGCCCCGGAAACGGAGAGCCGCATGAGAGCCTTCCGCACCGCAATCATCACGCTGGAGATCGGGTTCCTGATGGCCGCGCTGTGCGGGTTCATCATCGCCGCGTCTGACAACATCGCCGCACGCCGCAAGACCGCAGAACAGGTGAAGGCATACAACGAATCCATCAGACAGATGGAGGAATCCGCCAAGAGGCTGAGGCAAACGCAGGCGGGATCCGAGTAGCGCGCACGGTTAGGGCGGTCATAAACAGGGAGAAACATGAACGAACCACGAGCGAAAACAGCAGAAGAAGTGCAAGAAGAGTTCCTGAACCATATTCGTGCGATTGCGCGTTATTGGGCCGAATTGCCTGGGAAGTCCGCTCAAGAACGATGCGATGGGCTGGCGTTCTCCATCCTCAACATTTTTGACGGCACCACAATGGATCTGCCCGCAGTGGATATCTCGCTTGCGCCACACGAGGATGACAAAGAATACAACAGGAAGAACGGCGATAACTGGTATGAGCCTGGGATGGTAATTAACGATTG